CGGCAATAATAAATGGAATCCAATACATTGGAGGTCAAACAGCTCCAGATGAATTTATAAAAAATCAAGCAGGTACAATCGATGGTGACCAAACTGTTGAGAACGCGGTTCTTGCAGGTCCAGTCACTTTCCCAGGAACTGTAACAGTTACAGGAGTATTAGTCATTGTCTAAAGTAGAAGTAAACGAAATTGATAAGCAAAGTGGTTCTACCCTTACAATTGGTGGATCAGGAACTACTGTACAATTAGGAACTGGCGCTACTCAAACAGGATTTGGTAGAACAGGGACTGTTGATTGGCAAACAGGAAGTATTAAGACAGCTACATTTACAGCTGTGAGTGGACAAGGATTTTTTTGTGATACTAATGGTGGTGCTTTCACTTGTAATTTACCAGCAGGTTCTGCTGGAGCAATTGTTTCTTTACAAGATTATAGAAATACATTTGATTCAAATGGTTTAACAGTTGAACCAAATGGTTCAGAAAAAATTAATGGTGGAGAAGGTCCAGTTGTTTTAACTACAGAAGGAGAAGGAATTACTTTAGTTTACATCGATTCAACAGTTGGTTGGAGATCAATTCAAGATAATGTTTTTGCAGATGCAGGTAGTAATTTTATAGTAGCAAGTGGTGGAACAGTTACTGAATCAGGAAATTTTAGAATACACACATTTACAGGACCAGGCACTTTTACAGTTTCAAGTACGGCTGCTTCTGCTCCTAATAATGTAGTTGATTATTTAGTGGTAGCAGGTGGTGGTGGGGGTCACGGTAAAACACCAGGAACTTCAGATAATGCAGCTGGTGGAGGTGCAGGTGGTTTTAGATATTTTTTAAATACAACTTGTGCACCAACTGCCTGTGCACCAGGAGCACCCAGAAATGGTTATGGAAGTCCAACTCCTTCAGGAACTGCAGTAACAGTAACAGCAACAGCTTTTCCAATTACAGTTGGAAGTGGTGGTGCAGGTAATCCTGGAAATAGTGATGGTGCTCCAGGAGCAAATTCAATTTTTTCAACAATAACATCTACAGCTGGTGGCGGTGGTTCCTCTGGAACTGGTTTAGCTGGAGGGTCTGCTGGTGGAGCAGGAAGAGGTAGTACTATAGGAACAGGAAATAGTCCTCCTGTAACTCCTCCGCAAGGATCAAATAGTGGTACAGGAGCTCCAACTTCAGGAGATGACGCTGGTTCTGGTGGTGGAGCTATGGCTGTGGGTTCACCTACTGGTTCAAATGCGGGTTCCGCTGGTGGTGCTGGTGCTGGATTACCAACTGCTTTTGGTTCAAATGGTGAACCTTGTGGCTCATTTAGATATTACGCTGGAGGTGGAGGTGGTGGTGTAAGTAGAGTTGATTCTGCACCAACAGTTGCCGGTGGAGTTGGAGGAGGTGGTAATGGTGGAAGACCTGGAGCACCAAATACAGCTGGCACAGATAATACAGGTGGTGGCGGAGGTGGTGCATTAAAAAATATTGCTCAAGCAGGTGGAAATGGTGGTTCTGGTATAGTAGTAATAAGGTATAAATTTCAATAATTATGACAAGTACAATTAAAGTAAATACAGTAACAACAGAATCAGGAAGCACTTTAACTTTAGGTGAATCAGGTAAAACTATCGCTTTAGCATCTGGTGCATCACAAACAGGTTTTGGAAGAACAGGAACTGTTGATTGGCAAACATCAATTAAAACAACTGGTTTTACAGCAGCTAACGGCGAAGGTTATTTTATAGACACAAGTTCAGGTGGTTTTACGATGACACTACCATCCTCTCCAAGTGTAGGAGATATTGTTTCATTTAAAGATTATGCAAGAACATTTTCAACTGGTAATTTAACCGTTGGTAGAGGTGGATCAAATATGGATGGTACTGCTTCAGATAGCACATTTGCTACAACTGGTTTATCAGCAACATTAATTTATATGGATGCAACTAAAGGTTGGTCTTTAATAAATGATGATGCAACAACTCAAATAGGGGCTGCATTTGTAGCAGCTAGTGGTGGTAACTCAACAGCTAATTCTCCGTGTGGAAATTATAAAATACATACATTCACAGGTCCTGGAACATTTACAGTTACTAATTCAGGAAATAGTGCTGGTAATAATGAAGTAGAATATTTAGTTGTAGCTGGAGGTGGTTCAGGTGCAGCAAAAGGTCCAGGAGATGCAGGCGGCGGTGGTGGAGCAGGAGGATTTAGATATTCTTCTCCAAGTTTAGCTCCGGTAACTTATCCAGCAAAACCATTAACAGGAACAGTTTTTACTAATATATCTGCTCAAGCTTACACTATTCAAGTGGGAGGTGGTGGTGCCGGTAATCCAAATCCTGGAGGTAGTTGTGCTCCTAACGGAAATGGAGCAGACGGAACTCCTTCAGTTTTTTCAACTATTACATCTACTGGTGGTGGTAGAGGTGGTTATAATAATCCAAGATGTGGTGCAACAGGGTTTCCAGGTGGTTCAGGTGGAGGTGCAGGTTCAGGAACAGGGCCTGGTACAACAATTGCTGCAGGAACAGGTAACACACCACCCGTTAGTCCCCCACAAGGTAATCCTGGAGGAACATTTTCATATGGTGGATCTCCTCCAAATGGTTGTGGTGGTGCTGGTGGAGGCGCAACTGCCGCTGGTGGTAATAGTGTTGGAAATAATACCACAGCGGGTGGAGCTGGTGCTGGTGTTCCAAATGCTTTTGGAACTTCCGGACAAAATTGTGGATCAAATTATTATTTTGCTGGTGGTGGAGGTGGAGGTAGTCGTGCACCAAACTCTCCAACAGGTGGTTTAGGTGGTGGTGGAAATGTACAGACGAATGGTGGGTGTAACACTGGTGGTGGAGGTGGTGGTGGAAAAGGCACTCCAGGAAGTGACGATGGTACTAATGGTGGTTCTGGTATAGTAATAATAAGGTATAAGTTTCAATAGGTAAATTATGAGTGAAGTAAAAGTAAATAAAATAAGTCCAAGAACAAATTGTGGTACAGTCCAGTTAGGAGATAGTGGAGACACTATTACAATTCCTGCTGGTGCAACAATAACAAACTCTGGTACTGCAACTGGTTTTGGAGCAACAGGCGCTGTTAATTGGGAGACAGGATCTATTAAGACAGCGGGTTTTACAGCAACAGCTGGTGAAGGATATTTTTTAGACACATCGAGTGGAGGATTTACGGTAAATCTTCCTGCAGGAACTGCTGGAGCAGTTGTTGGTTTTAAAGATTACGCAAATTCTTGGAATACAGGTAATGTAGTTTTAGATTTAAATGGCTCAGATAAAATTGGTGGACAAACAACTAACCCAACATTAAGCACTCAAGGTCTTGCGGTTACATTAGTTTTTGTAGATGCAACAAAAGGTTGGTTAGTAACTGATTCAGGTTTACAAAACGAAGCACCTGGAGCATTGTTTGTGACTGCTAGTGGTGGATGTGAATCTACTTCAGGAAATTTTAAAATTCATAGATTTAATGGACCAGGTACTTTTACCGTTACTTGTGCAGGTAATCCAGCAGGTTCAACTACAGTAGATTATTTAGTAGTTGCTGGAGGTGGAGGTGGCGGCGCGAACGCTGGTGGTGGGGGCGGTGCAGGAGGCACAAGATTTTCAAGTGGAGCAGCAAGTGGTTGTTTTGCAATACCAGTTGGAAGTCCTTTAGGAGCTCCAGCTTTATTGGTGCCAGCTCAATCTTATACAGTCACAGTGGGTGGTGGAGGAGCAGGACAACCTGGTCCAGGACCTAATAATGCTGGTTGTGCGGGAAATAATTCTTCATTTTCAAGTATCGCATCTGCTGGTGGTGGCGGTGGTGGTGGACAAGGACAAATTCCAGGTAATGCTGGAGGATCAGGTGGTGGAGCTAGATCTAATGAAAACATACCAAGTGGAGGAGCAGGAAATACACCTCCTGTAAGTCCACCTCAAGGAAATCCTGGAGGCGGCACACCAAATGCACCTGCAGGCAACGGCGGTGGTGGTGGTGGAGCAACAGCAGCTGGAGCTACAGGAACTCCTACACCAGCGAGTGGTGTTGGTGGAGCAGGAATTACTACTTGTATTACAGGTAGCCCATTATCTTTTGGTGGTGGTGGCGGTGGTGGTCGAAATCCACCAAGTGGACCAGGAGCAGCAGGAGGAACTGGTGGTGGAGGTTCTGGTCAAACTAATGCTAATCCTGGAACTGCTGGAGGTTGTAACACTGGCGGCGGTGGCGGTGGTGGCGGAGGTGCTATAACTGGTGGTGGTGCACAAGGCGGATCTGGAGTTGTAATAATAAGGTATAAATTTCAGTAGTTGAATGGTAATAAAAATTAATATATAAGGAGAAACATTATGGCACATTTTGCAAAACTAGGATCTAACGGAAAAGTTATATCAGTATTAACTTTAGACAATAAAGATATGTTAAATGCTGATGGTATTGAAGATGAATCAGTAGGTCAACAATATTTACAATTACATAATAATTGGCCTGCAGAAATGTGGATTCAAACTTCTTATAATACAAGAGGCAATAAACATTATGATGCTAATGGTAATGAATCAGCGGATCAATCTAAAGCTTTAAGAGGAAACTACGCAGGTATAGGTTATGAATGGGATGAAGATAATAATATTTTCTGGCCTAAAAAACCTTTTGCATCGTGGGTAAAAGATACGTCAGATGCACAATGGCATTCGCCAATCGGTGATGCTCCAGCATTAACCGCAGAACAACAATCACAGAACGACGCTGGCACTCACGGATGGGGTTATATGTGGAATGAATCAGGCCAGTCTTGGGACTTGACAGACGAAAACGCATAGATTAAAAAAGGTGGTGGTATGCAAAAGAAAGTATTATCAGAAGTAAGTTTATATTATGGTGATGTGGCAATGCCTAAAGGCTTTGAGATTGATCGAGATAAACTTCAAAAAGATATATTAAATTCAGAAATTACAGACTCACCTTTTCCATACTCACGAACGTGGGATATGTTAAACACTTATCTACGAGAACATATTGGTCTTGAATATGATATTAAGTTAGTTAATAAAGAAATGTGGGGAAATATGTATAAACCCCAAGAAACCACAATTCCATTACTTAATATTGATCCAGTAGATTTACGTAACTCACCAGATTTTACATTACTGTATGGTGTAAGTGTTAAAAATTGTATGGTTAGAATACATTATGAAGATAACAGACGTAAAGGTAGATCTTGGGATATACCGCTGACTAACAATAAATTTATAATGTTTCCATCAACAAATATGTATTACTTAACCAATAATCAAAAAGATAGTTTAAACTTTGTTCACACCATAACTTATGAATATATCTAATTACTATTGGTATTTTAGTGGTGTGTTAACCCCTAGGTTCTGTGATGATGTGATAGCTTATGCTAACCAACAAAAAGAGGTTATGGCTAGAACGGGGGGCTATGGTGACAGAAAATTAAAAAAAGAAGAAATACTAGATTTAAAAAGAAAAAGAAACTCTGATTTAGTATGGCTCAATGATACTTGGATATATAAAGAATTACATCCTTATGTGCATCAAGCTAATAGAGACGCAGGTTGGAATTTTGAGTGGGACAGAAGTGAATCCTGTCAATTTACAAAATATAAGTTAAATCAATATTATGATTGGCATTGTGATGCTTGGGATAAACCTTATGACAAACCTGATACACCAGATCACGGTAAGATTAGAAAACTATCGATGACTTGTCAGTTAACAGATGGATCAGAGTATAAAGGTGGTGAGTTAGAATTTGATTTTAGAAACTACGACCCACATATGCGGGACGAATCGAAACATAGAATACAATGTAAAGAGATATTACCAAAAGGATCTATTATTGTATTTCCTAGTTTTGTGTGGCATAGAGTTAAACCAGTAACATCAGGCACAAGATATAGTCTTGTTGTTTGGCATTTAGGGAGGCCTTTTAAATAATGTATATAAATAATTATTTTAATACGACCATTTGGTCAGAACAAAAACCAGAGTTTTTAAAATCTTTAAACAAAGCCTCTAATAAATATATTACAGAAGCTCGTAAAAGAGAGAAAGAGTATATAAAAAAGTTTGGTGATTTTGGTAGATCATATCACTCAACACCACTTACAATGGATAATGATTTTAGAGATTTTAGAGATTATATTGGACAAAAATCTTGGGAATATTTAGATCATCAAGGTTATGATATGTCACAATATCAAACTATGTTTAGTGAAATGTGGGTACAGGAGTTTGCTAAAAAAGGTGGTGGCCATCATTCAGCACACATACATTGGAATCAACACGTATCAGGTTTTTATTTTTTAAAATGTAGTGATAAAACATCATACCCAATCTTTCACGAACCGAGAACCGGGGCAAGAAGTACAAAATTAAAAATGAAATCAGATAGAAGAGGTGTGTGGCCTGGAGAAGAACTTATAAATTTTAAACCTACGCCAGGCACATTAATTATATTTCCAGGATTCTTAGAACACGAATATGCAGTAGACCACGGCACAGAACCGTTTAGATTTATACATTGGAATATACAAGCGGTGCCAAAAGAAATGGCTAAAGATGTTTAAGATAAAAAAAAATATTTTAAAAAAAGAAAAAATAAAAGAAATTAATAAAATAGTATTAGATAATTATTTTCCTTGGTATTTACAAAATAAAATAAATTATTTAGATAAAACTGGTTATGGGTATTTTACACATTCTTTGTATTTAGATAAAAAAATAAATAGTGAATTTTTTAAGATAATAATGCCAGAGATAATAGATAATTTAAATATTAAATCTTTGTTAAGAGCTAGATTAAACTTGTACCCTAAAACATCAAAAGTTATAAAACACGCTTATCACGTTGATTATAAATTTAAACATATGTCTGCTGTTTATTTTATAAATACTAATAATGGTTTTTTATTCTTTAAAAATCCGTCAAAAAAAGTCAAACCTGAAGCTAACAAATGTGTAATTTTTAATGGTGCACATTCTCACGCTAGTTCATCTTGTACCGATAAGAGTAATAGAATAACTTTAAACATAAATTATGAGCTTTAAAAAAAATAAATATACAGTTATCCGTCAAGCAATATCAAAAGACTTAGCTTCATTTATTGCAAACTATTTTTGTATGCAAAAACAAGTTTACGATAGTTGTAGACAAGCAAGATACTTTTCACCATTTGAAGATATTATAGGTTATTATGAAGGTAAAAATGAACAGATACCAAATACATATTCTCAATATGCTAACGTGGCTATGGAAACGTTATTATTAAAATGTCAACCAAGTATGGAAAAAGCCACAGGGCTTAAATTATACCCTGCATACACATATGCTAGGATATATAAAAAAGGTGATGAATTAAAAAGACATAAAGATAGATTTAGTTGTGAGATATCTACGACTATGAATCTAGGAGGTGATGACTGGCCTATATATTTAAGTCCAAATGAAAATGTGGGCATACCTAATGGCAAAAATATTACAGTTGCTAGTAAAGCAAAAGGAATTAGAGTAGATTTAAAACCTGGAGATATGTTGGTTTATAGAGGTGTTGAGTTAGAACATTGGAGAGAAAAATTCAAAGGCAAAGAATGTGTCCAGGTTTTTCTGCATTATAATAATCGTAAGACCCCAGGGGCCAAAGATAATATGTTCGACAAGCGTCCACATTTAGGTCTTCCTTCTTGGTTTAAACGATGATATAATTCTTAGATGGAGGCTGTGTCACCACCACATACCACACAGTCTCCTTTTAAGGACATTTATGAATTTAGGTTTTGACGCAATATCACAATTTCCTATATCTCAAGTAGGAGCAGATAACGTAGTAACTATTGCTGTTACAGGTAATAATTTAGTCGCTAG